TACGTGCTGCAGATACCATGTACAATTTGCGCATTACAGTAAGTGACATTTATCAAACAGGTGCCATCAATTTCACAAACAGCACAGCAGGAATTTTGACTGATCTAGGCCTTACAGCATTGCCACAGGTACAAATTGTTCCAGTTGACACCCTAGGCAGCAATGGAACACTGGCCGTAAATGGCGTTGCTTATATTTCTGGCACAAGCACACTCATAACTGGTGTGCAAATGTGCGAAAAAATTGCAGAACTCACAGAGAATGGCACCAAAGTTCGCTGGCACATCATAGGCACAACTGATGTAGAATGTCCAGGATTTGGATGGAAAGAGGCCACACCCACTGTTGTTGTGGGCACCACAGTCAATCCCACTGTATTCCCTGCTAGTGCATCTAGAATTACAATTGATTCAACAGTTGTGAATATCAAGAATATCGATGATGAGTCGAACCCCAGTTATACAACGCTGACTTCATATGTTAATTACATTAACGTGGCATTTGCTGCTACCGCTGGTGTAAACGCAGTTGCTAGTGTGGAAACCAACGGACCCAACAATTACTTCAAGATCACCAACTATGATGGCACTGATATCAAGTGCCAGGATATTGCTAGCGTAGGAGGAATAGGGCAAATGGCTCTCCTGGGGATTACCACAGGACAAACGTACTACAAAGATGTCACCAGCACCAGTGCTGTGGAAGCTATCAAAGGAACTGTGGCTGACGACGCATCTTTGCCTGGATCCCCTGCATTAAATGACCAATATATTACCCGAGATGATGGTCAACTTTACAGATGGGCTGGATCATCATGGGCGCCCCAGACCAAATATTTCACAAACAATTATATAACTATCACTGTGGGAGGAAGCTCGAGCTATCCCATCAATGCTGCTTCAACATCATTCACAGGCAGCTGGTTGACTCAGACAGCTGAATTGATCAATGCAGACAGTGTTGTGGGTAATGGATTGCTGATTCCCAATGGTAATTTTCCTGCAAGTCCTCCAACCTTTTCTGTCACGCAAGGCGCCAACACAGCACCTATTACTAGGGGAGTCGATGCTGCTGCAACTGCTGATGCTATAAACTCATCCACTATGGGCACATATGTTTTTGCTATCGCAATTGGGACAAATGTTCAGATTGGCAGTAGAAATGCTCAACAATTTAGTGTTGGTAATGTGAGTGGATTTGCCAATAGTCCTTCAACAAGCAAGATAGTGGCATCAGTTGTAGGAGATACACTCAAGATCACAAGTACAAGTGGTACATATTTTACTGTAAGCAATACAGTAAATGGCACAGACGAGGTCGCTTGGAATTACAACACAACAACACAACTTCCCCTAGAATGGGCCAATATTGATACTGGAGACACCTATGGTAACTCACTGGTATATGCAAGCTACAGTGTGGATAATCCTCAACCCAGAACTCCCAGTCAAATAGCTGCTGGCAATATTTGGGTAAATTTGGTTGCTGCCAATCGCGGCAGCTTCTGGGCAGCCAAGAGATACAACAGTGGGTTGGATCAATGGCAGCTTAAATCTGCTCCACTATACTTGAATGATGCCAGTGCCACTCAAGCACTGGGCAGTCAACGAACCCTGGGCAGCCTGTATGTGCAATATAATATATTGCTGGCCAGCCCAGTAAATGCAACTTTCCAAGTGAAAATTTGGAATGGCAGCGCCTGGATTGCATGTGAAGATTACACAGTGAATGGCATAACAGTTCCCTACTATCAGAGGTTGACGGAACCACTGGGTGAGCCCACACAAGGCACATTGTGGTTTAATCAGGACCTACAAGTGGATGTGATGGTGAGTGATGGAACTCAGTGGATGGGTTATCGGAACATGTATTCCAACACCAACCCCAATGGGGTGATACTCAGTGCCACAGAACCCAGTTATCAAAGCGATGGCTCAACACCACTTGCTGACAACGATTTGTGGATAGACACCAGTGACATGGAAAATTATCCCAAACTGTATAGATATGACAGTTTGAATGTGGTTTGGGAACCAGTGGACAACACCGATCAAACCAGCAGCAAGGGTATTTTGTTTGCTGACGCTAGACCCAATGATGATGGGCTGCAAACAGGCAGCACAAACATTCAGGATATGCTGATCAGCAATTATGTGGACCCCGATGCACCCAGCGCACTGGCCTATCCATATGGATTTATGTTGTTCAACACACGTTACAGCACCAACAATGTCAAAGAATGGAGACCCAATTATCTCACCACAGGTGTATGGAGAGACCGTTGGGTAACAGCCAGTGGCAACGCTGTAAATGGTGCACCTTTGATGGGCCGCAAGGCTCAGAGAATCATGGTGGTGCGTGCCATGGCTGGTGCAATTGTCAGCAATCAGGAACTGCGTTCAGAAGCCAACTACTACAACCTAATCAGTGCTCCTGGTTATCCAGAGGTGATTGATGAAATGCTGACCTTGAACACAGACAAAAAGGATGTGGCATTTGTAGTAGTGGATCCTCCAGCCAGACTGGCTCCAGATGGCACCAGCATCCAGGCTTGGGCCAACAACAGCAACAATTCAGCCAGCAATGGTGAAGATGGATTGATCACTCGCAGCCGTTATGCAGGCATCTACTATCCCTGGGGTCTGGCCACCAACCTGGATGGAACAGAAATCTTTGTGCCACCCAGCATGATGACACTGAGAACCATAGCGTTCAACGACCAAGTGGCCTACCCTTGGTTTGCTCCAGCAGGCTTCACACGTGGTATTGTCACAGCAGTCACCAGCGTGGGTTACCTCAATACTGAACAAGAATACATTCCACTCCAATTGACACAGGGACAACGTGATGTGTTGTATGAAAATGACATCAACCCCATTGCGTTTATACCTGGTCGCGGACTGGTTGTGTATGGTCAAAAGACCCTCAGCCCTGTGGAAAGTGCTCTCAACAGAGTGAACGTGGCCAGATTGGTTTGCTACCTCAACTATCAGTTGGATAATTTGGCCAAACCATTCTTGTTTGAACCCAATGATCAGTATACAAGGGATGCAGTGACCCGCACCTTTGAAAGCTTCTTTGGTGACATGGTGAGCTTGCGTGCTGTGTATGACTTTGCTGTGGTGTGTGATGAAACCAATAACACACCCACTCGCATTGACAGAAATGAACTGTGGATTGATATTGCTATCAAGCCCACCAAGGCAATTGAATTCATCTACATACCACTGAGAATTTTGAACACTGGTGATCCACTAATCACCTAATGGGTATAAGATGCGGAGTAGGGTGCCCTACTCCGCATTCTTGTTTTTCCATATCCATTTGGTATTCCCACAGTCCCAGATTCGATTCCACCCCTGCAATTTACGATTCTCCCATTCTGTTAGATCGGGATTATCATGAGCATTTTTACGTAGATTGTATCTGTGTATTCTCAACATGGCTTTGAAATCTATATACCAGTAGTTGGGAGGAGCATCATGGTGCCTATCAAATCCCAATTGTGCATATACATGACCGGTATTCCATCGTCTGTCGCTATAACTGATCACTTGTTGGGGGTTTATGTCTCTCACAAATTTACAGAACATCCGGCTGGCTCCACCAGATATGGTTAAATTGGGTCTTGTACACAGTCTATTCAGTTCCCACACTTGGGGTTGAGGCAAGCTGCCTTTGGCAGGTGTGAGAGCACTGAATGTCATCACACTCAACAGCTCTTGATCTTGATATAACCCATATGCATGTACTGTCTTACCCACGCCCTGAATATGATAGTCAGCACAGAATTTGTTGGCTTGTGCAGATGTGATGGATTCACAGATGAGTGATCTTGCACCTATTTTTTGTGTATTACGCCCCAACATATTTCTGATACGATCTTTGACCACTTGAGATTTGTGCAACCATTCATCTTCAAATATGGTAACCAATCTGATGCCTTGGCTGGAACATTTGTTCATTTTGTCTAAATGCACGGACTTGTGTTTCCCATGCAGTTCACTATGCCAATATAATCCGCAATATTCAATAGCCAAATTATGGTCAGGCAACAGAATATCCAATTCCTGTGGATGAAGTTGTTGTCTGTCATTGGATATCATAGCCACTCCCAAAGATTTCACATACTCTCTCAGTTCACGCTCCTGTAAGCTGCCTTTGTTTATTTGGCTACATTTGATGCAGGGTGTTCCACATGCGTGGATGCGCCATCTGAATGTTTCCATGGCCAACTGTTCCACATTATCACAAGCGGTGCACCGAAACTCTATCCTAGGATTGGGATCATCATATGCGTCTTGCAAATATTGTGATGGCGAGTTCCACGATAGAATCGTGGCGACATCTCCTACTAGGTGCTGATACCTGTTTATTCTTCTATCCAATCTAGCTTGTTGCACATGAGGGATAAGACTGGGATGGTAGACACCGTGATTGGCCATCATGGTGGCAGTCTTTTTTTCATGAACACCAGGGATCTGGCTGGGATTGGTAACCCCATATTTGGTTTCTAGTGTTTGCCTTCCTTTTTTATTCATAACTTGAGATCTTGCAACTGTACTAGCTCTTGTATTAGGACTGACCAGTGCACCATATTTTTCCAGTAATGTCTGATTGCGCTTGGCCTGCACAGCAGGATTTTGAAGGGCGTTTGGTACCCCATATCTTGCCATGGTAGTGGCCTTGATTTTCTCTTGAATGATGGTCAATTCGCCCGTTTGTTTTTTTAGATGCTGTGCACAGGAACTTGAACAGGTTTGGGTATAGTGATTATTGTTGATCCAATTGACTGATTTATCACATGTGTTCACAGCGCAATTGGGCCTGGTGGAAAGGTCATGCATGAACAGGTATATCTGTTCATTCACACTGGTTGTGAATGGGTAAGTCTCTTTGAGATAGGTGAGCCATGTAGAATTTCTCTTAACTTGAGAGTTCCATTTGTTTTTGGGTATAGAATTAAGAGATTCTTTTAAATCCTGCATGCATTGTTCCTTGTGTTCTGCGTATTTATGTCGCAGAACAAAGCATAATCATAATTATTTGGCTCGATATTTAAGATATCAAGCCCACCAAGGCAATTGAATTCATCTACATACCACTGAGAATTTTGAACACTGGTGATCCACTAATCACCTAATGGGTATAAGATGCGGAGTAGGTCAACCTACTCCGCATTCTTGTTGTTCCATACCCATTTGCTGTGTCCACAATCCCAAATTCGATTGAATCTTTGAAGTTTACGGTTTTCCCATTCAGTAAGGGTAGGATCATCTTGTGCGTTTTTTCTTAACCCGAATCTGTGCATCCTCTTGATTTGAGGAAGCTGGATATACCAGTAATTGGGAAAACCTACACTGTGTTGTATAAATCCCATGTGAGAATATACATCGCCTGTGTTCCATCTTAAATCACAATAAGTAATCACTTGATCTGGATCATGGGTCTTGACAAAGTGTGCAAACAACTTGTTTGCTGCCCCCCTAACAACATGATCCGCCAAACTACAAAGACGATTAAGTTCCCAATGATTGACCTGGGATTTTTTAGCGCCCTTGCTGATGTTAGGCTTGCTAAATGTGGCCACACTCACAAGCATATCTTCATAATATAATCCTATAGCTGCACTAGCACTACCTGCCCCCTGTATGTGATTTATTCTACAAAAATCTCTAGCCAGAGCGCAGTCAATCTGTTTAACCATGCACTTGCGAGCATGTAATTTATGTATGGCACGCCCCAATATAACAGCCAGCCTGCTGCGCACAAGATTTGGATTGAGTATCCATTCATCTTCAAATATAGTGATCAACCTTATACCTTGGGATTCACAGTTTTGCATCTTGTGTTTGTGATACATTTTGTGTTTACCCTGCAATTCACTATGCCAATATAACCCGCAATATTCAATAGCCAACCGTTTGTGAGGAATATAAATGTCCAACTCCAACGGAGATATCTGATTCCTATCTCCACTTATGATGAGCTGATTGGGCAAAATCTCACGCACATATGATAACAGGTCAAGTTCAGCATCACTTTTGACTTTTTCCGGCCTACATACAGGACACATATCAGATCGGAGTTTGCTGGGTGTGAAATACTGTCTAGTCAAATTAAATTGATTATCACAGGAGTCGCATTTAATTGTTACGACATTTGCTTCCAATTTAATAAATTCTAGGCCAGATAATTGGACAGCTTGATGTAATTTATCAAGGCTTTGGGAACTCTTTTTAAGATTTGCAATTTCCCGTGCCTTTCTCATAGCTTCCAGACTTGCATGGGTGTGCTTTTTGCCTCTCATACCGCTGCCAAACAGATATCCTCTGTCACGTAGTGTTTGTTGGGCTTTGGCTGCACGTTGTTTTACAAGATCTGGATGTTGTTGTGCATATGCATTAACACCTTGACCGATTTTATTTCTTGCTTGTTCATTCACAGTGCTACCTGTGCGAGGATGAATCCCTTGCTCTTTGTATCGTTGTTCTCTCTTGTCCACAGCTTTATGGATTTTATCCAAGATAATAGGATCTGTCACCTTGACACCTTTGTTCACTGGTATTCGGCCAGTGTTCTTTTGTGAAATAACTTCTTTGGACAGTTGGGACATTTTATTTCCAAAATTGGGGTTATTCTCACCCTTGTTCTGTTCACTGCGTCTAGCCCTATATTCTGCGCTAGCCAAACTATCATCACCAAAATCTTGTTTGTATTTTGCACTTGTGGTTTGATGAACGGTCTTCAAATGTGAACTAGATATGAGATTATTGAAACTGGATTGGCATAATTGACATATTACTGGCAGGGGAGTATCTCCTAAACTTATTTAGTTATATAGCAATATCTATCCATAAACAAGTGCTGAACACTGGTGATTCACTGCCATAACAGCCACAAACAAAAAGCGGAGCATCAAACTCCGCTTTTTTGCTCTTGAATCAATCTTTGACACAACAGCATTACACTGTATATTATGAATATAACAACCCTATTAGTTGGTAAAAATGGAACACGATGATATTGATTGGGATCAGGATCCAGAAGTAATTTATGCCCGTGCTAGGTATCAGGCTGCTGGAGTAATGACCAAATATGCTGTGGATCTCATGGAATATTACAGCCCAAACATGGGCAAAAATATTGCCCTAGGACTAGCCATTGAATCTATTAGTGAGACTTTGGGCAATCTCATCAGCTTGGTCAAAGAGGATCACCAAACTGAAGTTATTGATACTGCTCATCAGGTGATGCTGCAAGGTATCATCAGTCAGCAAAAAATGATTGCTGAAATTACCTATGGCCAAGTGGGCACAGGCTAACTTGGGGGATTTTGTTTGAGCAACTCTTCCAAGAAACAATATTTGTCATAATGGTTGATTTTAGTATCAACCCAATAATAAACCTGTGGATTTTGGCTTAAAATCCACAGTTCAAATCCATATCTATAGGCATGATTGCCAGGCCACAACTGCTGTTCATGAGTATAGGTTCTGGTATCCAGGGGCTCAACCAAGCCTCTGATATAATCAGACCGTGCCCAAAAGAAATTGCCACTAACAATAGGATGATTCACAGAGTGTGCATCCTGCATCCCCACCACCTGATAATCATCAAGTAATCTGATTGCTTGTGGCCATTGATTAATATGATAATGATTGAGTAACTGTTTCCAGGCCAGCACTGTTTCAGATGCAGTGGTGATACCTTTGGTATGAATATACAATGCTAGAAAATCTTCCTTTTGGCTGGCATCATGCAAATACTTGAGAGTCAATCCTTCAAAAATATTTGCATTGATATCTCTTATTTCCAAGATAGTTACCCAGGGATACCTCCTGCTCATGTATTCATGAACTCGTTCGCCAAAATTTATAAAATTATTGGGATTTGCTTCACTGGTATAGGGGAGATTGCCAAAGCCGGTCCAAAACTTGGGCATTGTAAATGTTACATACACACCAGCACAGTCTGATAGCTTGCTGTTTTTGATCATACCCAACTGCTCATCCACATACAAGGTCCATGATGCTGCTCTGATATCAGGGGGTATGAAAACATGATAGAAAACTTTGACTTTCATGTGTAATTGTAAATTGTTGACATAGAGAAAGTCTATATCTTTGATTTGGGCACCCATTCCAAATTATCTCTCTCCACATAAATACTCAACGACAAAGCATTCGTGGAGACTTTTATATGGTAGAGACACTTTCCAAGTTTGGCGTTCCTATTAACGGAACAAGAACTGGTCAATTTATGCCCAAGATCAAGCACCGTTTCCGTGTGCGAGTGATCAATTTTGGGCCCATAGCTGGAGGACTGGAACTCACACAGCAAGTGATGACAGTTACCCGACCCAACGTGACATTCAGTTCTGTAACTATTGAAAGTTACAACAGCAAGATGTACTACGCCAGCAAGCCTGAATGGGCAGAAATCACACTCACTGTGCGTGATGATATCACCAACAGTGTGAGCAAGCTGGTGGGCCATCAGTTGCAAAAACAGATGAACTTTTTTGAACAAACCAGCGTGGCTGCAGGCATCAACTACAAATTTACTACTATTTTGGAAATCATGGATGGTGGTAATGAAACTGTATTTGAACAATGGACACTGGAAGGTTGTTTCCTCAGTGGCACAGATTATCAGGACCTGGATTACACCAGCAGCGATCCTGTGACAATCAGCATGACAATCAGATTCGATAATGCCACATTGGCTGATGGACTCATGGAGTTGAATCCACAGACCAAATCTGGGGTTACAGTAGGCTAACGGGTAACCAATGGTTGAATTAACAGGCCTCTTGACATCCACGACAGGGGGTGCAGTCAACACCATTGGTGCCAACCTTTTTGGTGGTTCATCTGGTACCAGCGGCGGCAATCGCAGCTATCTGAGAGGACTGCCTCTCATGTTGAGACCCAGCAGATATGCTACTGTTCACAACAAGGCAGGCAGAGCTATTTTGGCAATGCCTCGCCAAAAGTTTATGTTCTATGCCACTTTCAATGCTGGTACCAAGCTCAGCCGTCATCCTGATTTCACCAGCTGGCAACAAGGATTTGCCTTCCAGATTGCCAAAGTGGATAGGCCCAAAACTACTCCTCAGATCAAATCTCTCAACCAATACAATCGCAAAAGATTGGTGCATACAGGTATTGATCATGGAGATCTCACCATTACCCTACATGACACTGTGGATGACAGAGTTTTGAGAGTTTGGCGAGATTATTACCAATGGTATTTTGGTGATGGTAGACCCAAAAATAGTGCAGACAGTTGGAAAACTCCTGTTATTCAAAAGAAAGACGACTTCAGTGTCAGCAACGGTTGGGGATTCAGTCCTCCTGCCACAGGCTGGGATACCAATTTCTTTGATACACTGGACATCTACACTTTCTATGGCAAGAAATACACCAAACTCACTGTGTATAATCCCAAGATCAGTGGCATCAGCTGGGAAGGGTTGGATACCACCAGCAGCGAACTCATGACTGTGGACATGACCATCCAACATGAAGGATATGCCTATACCGCTGTTGCCCAGCCCTTGGATGGGGCTTTGATCACACAATTCAATTTGAATGGTGGTGATTATTTTGAACCAGAAGATCTTTTTGGTGGTGTGAATGCTTTCCTTTTGGATTTGAATGACAGTTTTGAAAGTGCAATAGATGGCATCCTGGGCAGCGCAAGAAATATTCCTTTTGTGGGACAGGTGCTGAGTGGACTGGGCAGCAGTGCTGTGAGAGCCAGTGGAGTGGGAGGATTTATTCCCAGAATCACAACTGGCCTGGCCAGTACAACATTGGGTAGATGGGGGAATTTCCGATGAGCGATTTGATCACACGCAACCTCAAAGATCAGGTGGGCAACTTTGGTCAGGAAACGCTGGTAGGCAATGTGAATGGCCTGAGGCAGTTTGTGGATCCACAAACTGGTGCAATCATCAGCCGCAAAATCTCACCAGATGCGTTTGATCTCAACAACAGTCCCCTGGACAACAGCTTTCAATTGGATCCTCAGGTCTACAACAACAGCAGAAATCTTTTCCAACAAAGTGGCGTTCCCTCCAAGCTCAGTGACACATTTGGTGCCATCACAGCAGTCACCAGCAAGTCACAAGGAGTAAGTCCCCGTCAATTGTTCAATCAGGGCGTAATGAGCAGTGCATTGTTGGAGAATGTGAATTTTTTTCGCACAGCCCACAGTCAGATTGGCATCAACAATGGCAGCACACAGCCACCCTGGACACACAATCTCCTGCTGGGAACCAAAATACTCAATCAAACTGGTTAACCTCCTACATAATGGTGGTTGATCAACATGGCAAAATACACACAACGACAATTTACCTTTCGAGCGGAAGTCTGTTGGCTTTTAAGCCAACAGATGGATAGCGAGTGACATAAATATTCGCACAAATGAAGCAGGAAGCTGTTGGCTTAAAAGCCAACAGTAGTTCACCATCTGGATCTAATAGATGCTTATACCTTGAATAGGAGTTATGTGTAACATACCAAACTGCATAAGTGTAGGCTGTAAATAATATAAGCCCAGAAATCATAGGAAGCAGGCATAATTTGCGTATTATCTCAAAAACACAAAATCTGCAAAAGCATATGCGATGCGACATAACTCTTGAAAAATTGTTGGAGAAATTCCATGAGCAAGTATAGTCAACAGGTGTTTGTGCCAAAAAATCCACAAAAACTAATAGGTAACATGCGCCCCTTTTCGAGGTCATCCTGGGAATTAAGAATGATGAATTTCCTGGACCAGCATCCCAATGTCATACAATGGGGCAGCGAGTGTGTGAAAATACCCTATACCAATCCTCTCACAGGCAAAAGCACAATTTACATTCCTGATTTTTTGATCAAGTATAGTGATAAAAATGGCAATCAGAGAGCGGAACTTGTGGAAATCAAACCCAAGAAAGAAACTTGTATGGAGGCTGCCAAAAGTCGCAGAGACAAAATGTTTGTTATCCTCAACACAGCAAAATGGGTGGCGGCAGCCCAGTTCTGCTCTAAACATGGTGTGAAATTCCGAGTTCTTAATGAAGATCATATCTTTGTAGGAAAGGCTAATCAAAAAAAATCTAAATAATTGTAAATGCGGGTCGCGATGCTGAAACATGTAACAAAATATCAGCCAAAAAAAGGGCCAGTCACCCTGGAATAAGGGAAAGCAGACAGGACAGTTGACACACACTGCCCAGAGGGTAATGATAATTAGTCCTACTGGTGAGATATTTGACCATTCTTCCATGAGACAAGCTTGCATAACACATAATCTCTCAACCGCAAGTATGTGCAATGTTAAACAGGGCAAACAGGATAACTATAAAGGATGGGGAGTGATCACATGATTATGCTCAATGAGGACAGCATTTTCCAGACCAAAGGAAAGAAAGCATGAGCAGATTTGACACACTGGAAAACACTTTTGATCTGCCCAGATTGGAGGACAGCTTGCAAGAGCTCACAGACACAACACTGGAACAAGCACAGGAACTTGCCAAGGACTTTCACAGTCAGGATCATTTTGAACTGCATGATGAAGAAATGGATGAAATAGCAGGATTGGCTGTGGAATATGGCAAAACCCTGCATGAGCTGGGCATGAATGTGGAAGTAAAACATGCTGGAGAAATATTCACCGCCAGCAGCAACATGCTCAAGGTTGCACTGGATGCTAGAAACAGCAAAATGGAAAAGAAACTCAAGATGCTGAGATTGGAACTGGACAGGCTGAAATTGGATAGAACCAATCCTGATGCAGGAGAAACCATACACCAGGAATCTGTGATGGTATTGGATCGCAATCAAGTGTTGGAGCAAATCAAAAATTTGCGCATTGATAACACTAAATAACAGTATGCGTCTACGAGAACAGAAAATGACAAGTTTCAAAAAACTACTAAATGAAAGCCAGAAGAACTTCAGTTATAGATTGAAAACTGTTGTACCCATGGATGACCAAAAGATGGACGATCTAGAGCGTCTACTCAAGCGTTACAATCTTCTGGACATAGGGTCAGTTCACAAGATTACAGCCAAGGATGACAGTTTGGAATTCCGTGATATTGAAAATGCTGACGTTTATTATGTGGATTTTATGATTGGTGTGCCCATGAGTGCATACATCTTGCAACAGGAATTGAGAGCAGTTTTGAACCTTCCTGAAAAGTTTTTGGTGGTAAGAGCAGACAACGAAGCCATTGAAGTGGAAAGCGTCAAGAATCAATTGTTGCGCACTCTGGACCAGAAAGCCAAACAGGAAGGATACACTGACAAGGGCAGCTTGCTGAGCACAGATAGATTTTATTTGGATGCTGAACA